CGAATCGCTCGTGTTTGATGACAGGTCTTAATTTTAGCGAGATACGATCTAGCTTTGTCTAGGAGTTAGATAAGAGATTGATAGACTCGCAGGTACAGGGCTTGAGTTATGTGTCATGTAGCTGTTAAAAGAAGACATAACCTATGGTTGTAGACAAATATGCTGGCAGGTGTTTGGACGTGGGTTCGACTCCCACCGGCTCCATATATACTTTTTTAAACTTATTAAAACTTCTTAAAACGTTGATATTGCAACGTTTTTTATTTTTATATTTTCTATTCTTTCCCATACCTTTTTGAAATGAACAGACCCAAAAACAGACCCTTTTTTGAAAAGAGCCTGTCCTGATAGCGAAATATTTAAAAATCTATATAATTAGAAAATTTCTCACCAATATCATCTTTTGCCTGCTTGGTGATATGTGTGTATACATTCATAGTTGTCTTCAAGTCAGAATGACCAAGACGATGCTGAACCTGCTTCAATGTCATTCCCGCTTCAAAGCATAGGCTGGCATGCGTATGTCTGAAGCCATGAATTTTGATAGGCTTGACATCTGTCCCTTTGACAATCTGCAAGAGCCATTTCCTAGGAAGTGAGCTGGGTATTGGCTTCCCTTCCGGACTTTCGAATATAAATGTAGTACCAGTTCGCATTTCCTGGTATTTTTTTAAAAGTTCAATCGTCTTTTTATCAAGGCTGATCAACCGGACACTATTTTTATTTTTTGTAGGACCTACATATTCGCCCTCAAACCCCCTTGTAATGGCTTTGTTTATACTCAGAGTGTTGTCGGTCCAGTCATCCCATTTGAGAGCCAGAATCTCCCCTTTTCGGGCCCCTGTGAACGCAAGAAGACGAAACATGACTTTCTTTCTCAGATCATCCGTATCATCCACTAATTTCATGAATGTTTTTAGCTCATCTTTATCATAAAAATCACTAGAAGAATCACTCTCTTTTTTGACAAGAGTGGTGACACTATCAACAGGATTGGTTGAAATATAACCATAACGGATGGCATATTTGAAAATATTATTCATTAACCCTTTCAACTTGCGTCCATACACTAATTTTTTGGACCATTCATTGACCTGTTCCTGTAATTGGAGTGGGGTGACGGAAGCTATTTTCTGACTACCAAAAACCGGATAGATATGATTTTTGATATTTCTCTCAGTCTTGATATAAGTGCTATCCTGAACGGTATCAGCGTACTCTTTGAGCCACTGCTTTGCGATTTCCTCAACTGTGATATCTTTTTTGGATTGTTCACCATTCTCTATATCGTCTTGAAGTTGTAAGAGTGCTGTCCGTGCCTTTGCTTTGGATGAAAATCCTTGACGCTTTATGTACTTATCTTTTCCGTTCTCTTTGCCTACATATATCCTGAACCCGTAAGCAGTCTCACCATTTTTCTTTTTATAAGTCTTGATCTCCATTGTGTTTTCCTCATTACCTCACACAGATGCTGACTACTAGAAGTGTGAGTTCTTTGTTTATTGCTTTTTAATTTAGATAGTTGTAAACTATTAATAGTAAGTAAAAAAGGAGGTTAAAAATATTGCTTTTTTTAAAAACTGAAAAAAAGGCACAACAAGAATTACATGAAGAATTCGGAAAGTTTCAATTATCCAATTTGAAAAAACGAAAACATCATATGTCAAAACTTGCTGAAGCCCAGGAATCTTTTAATCTCCAAAACGAAAGAGTAAGGAGAAAAATATCTCTTACAATTACTCGAAGTAAATAGCAATAGGTCGCACAAATTTATCGCCACTTTTGGTAATTTCGAAAGAACTGGTTACAATATTAATAAACACGCTTGCGCCATGTGCTAAAAGTTGATTAGAATCATTAGCGAATTTTTCAAAATTAATATCATTCTCAATATCAGATGCCGCTATTCCTATAATAGTGGCCTTTCTTTTTGAACTGTTAAGCAACGACAAAGAACTTCTTGGAATCCTGATATTTTCTCTCTCACAAATAGAAAGTGTTTTACCCAATTTGAAAATTGTACAATCAGATAATAGTGATTCGACATAGGATGATAATTTATGAAGTCTTTCAAAATTATAAACAGTAGAATTTTCTAATAGATCGTGTAATTCTTTTATTCTTTGTTTACTTTTTGTCGGGTTCTGTTTCTTTAACCTAGTTAACTCTTTATTTATTCCTTCAAATTTTTCCTTTTCTTCTAAAAGAAGGAATTCAAGAGAATCTACATCCATAGCATTTTTTAACAAACTAAAATCATATGCTTTAAAATAGTCCTCTTCTTTAATAAAATCACCATCGGAACATTTATTAATGTCTGAAAAAAGAAGACTAATTTTATTTATCAATAGATCTAATGAATAATCATTAATGACAGTTTCAACTAATTCACGGTTTCCATTAGAGTATACAAGAGCAGATTTATCAATTTCTTCCTTCGAAGTAGATGATGATGCAGACGCAACTGCTGCATTTACTTTTCCGGACATAGTGATACCCATTGTACTAGAAGTTTCCTCATGATTTGATTGAGAGGTATTTTCCTCTACAATCTGTTTCAAAATTAATCCCTGATCCAATTGAGCTAATAAAGAATTAATTAATTTTGTATCTAAAAAAATGATTTCTTTCATAACGTTCTCCAAAAATTACAAAGGCGAAAAGCCGAAGACTTTATATAGGTTCGCTTGACAGCATAGAATAAAACTATAAATACTTCTAGTAACTAATTAAAGCTTTATACTCATCAATAACCATGGTCTCATTAGCAATAGTTTTTAGATTGTACTTTTCCATAAATTTTATGTAGTTAAAATCTCTGACATCTTCCATTAATTGCAACTCTTCTTCCAGCAAATGGTGGATCATACTTCTATCGGCTTGTAGTTCGCAGTGTTCCCTGTTTAACTCATATTGAGCAGGAGTATGCTCTTTGTGTCCTAATTCGTGTAAAGCAACTTGCTTTTGATCTTCAATTGATAGATTAATATCAAGTGCTAATATGTTTAATGCAGGATTAAAGAAACCAGGACTATGCCAGTCGCTTCCGTCAAAGTAGCATAGGTTCACACCCTCCTGGGCGCAGAGCTCTTTTACAGTCATAAACGCACCTCTATTTATTTTTTAAATGTGCCTCCAAAACTGCTGTAATAAAATCAATATCTTCCTCTGTAAGTGGTTTACCATCGAACAACATTGATTGTGCAGCAATATCTCTGAGGTCTAATGGTGCAGAAGCATCACCATCTTTCGCAATGTTAGGATTTTCCGTGCGTCCCAAGAGGTAGTCGGTGGACACATTGAAATAGTCAGCAATTTTTGAAACCCTCTCGACATTCGGAGTGGATTTTTTCATATTATAAATCGTATTTCTGCTAAAACCTAAATTTTCTTCGAGCATATTTAGCGAAATACCTTGCTTGTCAGCCAATTCTTTAATTTTTTCAAACGTGAAAAACATTGATTTATCAACCTTTCTAAGGCATGACAAAAAATATTTAATAAATTTACTACAAAACTGTTGACAATTAGTAATAAATTTATTAAAATATTATTCGTAAGCTAAAGAGTTAGCGAATAAGACAACTAAAAAAATAAGCCTAAAAAACTGATTGGCGTCTGTTTCATCTAGGTAAACCTTACTTTTAGTAGGTCTTTTCTCTATGCTTTGATTTTAATAAATTTATTTATCATTGTCAAGAAATTCGCTAACTTTTTAAATAATTTTAAAAAGGAGGATCAGAGATGAGCCAACAACATCAAAAATGGATTCAATTGGTCAAAGAAAAATTGAGTTCAGAAGGAATGACACAAACGCATCTTGCTCGTGCTTGCGGAGTTAAAAAGCCTACCATTTCAGAATTGCTGAAATACGGTAAAGGCAGTGACAGACTTAAAAATCGAGTTTGTGATGTCTTAGGCATTGATGAGACTTGGGTTGATTTAGACGAGTAAGAAGTGAAGGAGGAGTTTAAAAATGGTGCTAGAACTATTCGGACCAGAATTTAAAGAAAAACTTTTCGAGGAACTGGTTGAATTAAATGTAAAAGCATTGAATGAAGCGAAACGAAAGTCATCCAGATATACCACTTGGGTTCCAATCAAAAAGCTTCAAGAAGAAACTGGCTGGGGTAGAACCAAGTTAGAAGAATGGAGAGATCAAGGGAAATTTCAGTACCAACAATCAGGTAAAGGTGGAAAATATCTCTACAATCTGGAAGATGTTCAACGGTTCTGCAGATCAATGCAAAAGTAAAAAAGCACCCGAAAAAATCAGGCGCTTTCCAAATTAACTAATTAGATTATAACACAATGGAGGTATACATGGCAATATCTCGTGACATGACAGCCGCAGAGGCAAGTGTCCTAAACTACATTAAGAATAAAGCAACTCACGAACTGCCAATCGAAGCAAGTTCAATTCGAGATGTGTTTCATTACGATAAAAGAACACTCGAAAATATTATTGAAAGTTTGCGTGTGAATTTCGGACATCCTATTGTTGCAAAAAAACAAAAACCAAACGGATATTACATACCGAAAACACAAGAAGAACGAGAAGAAGGATTGGCCCCTTATAAGCGCCAAATTTTGACAGAACAAAAGAACCTGGCAGCAATCATGGCTGTGGATTTAGAAGAATATTGGAGGAATTAACATGTTAGCAGAAATTTTAGTCGGAGTATTAATTATTGTGGTCCTATTTCAAATGATCATCATCAGCTCAATTAGTGAGCGATGCAAGGAATCAAAACGAGAACTAAAGAAAATGATCGCTGAACAACAACGTATTCAAGAAGCACGAGAAGCAATGCGTTTCGGATATCGTAGATAGGAGCTAGTTTATGGCAGAAAACAACACAATCCTGCCTCACGATATTCTTGCTGAACAAGCTGTAATCGGATCAATTTTTGTCGATCCAGATAAAATCCTAATTGCTTCAGAGCACCTCTCAAAAGAAAGTTTTTACAAACTATCACATGGCATCGTCTTTGAAATCATGGAAGATTTATCGGACAAAGGAGAACCAATCGACCCCGTGTCAGTTAAATCAGCACTTGATTCAATAGGCGAATTTGATCGAATTGGTGGGATGGCATTTCTCGCTAGTCTTATCAATGCTGTACCAACCAGTGCTCACATTGAGCATTATGCCAAGGTTGTAGCCGAAAAAGCTAGAGCACGAAAGGTCATCGAAGATCTCAATCAAACGATAGCTAACGTATACGATGGTCAATCAGATCTAAATGACATACTTGTCCAGACCGAGCAAGCTTTATCAAATATAGCAAATGACAAGCAGACTGGATTTCGTCCAATCATCGATGTCATTGATTCCACACAGTCAATTATTGACGAGAGATCACAGCGTGTCGGTGACGTAACAGGGACACCAACAGGCTTCACAGATTTTGACAATATCACGACTGGTCTACACACTGACAATCTGATCATTCTTGCAGCACGGCCAGCGATGGGGAAAACAGCTTTTGCCCTTAATATCGCCCAAAATGTGGCAATAAGAGCTGGGAAACCAGTGGCAATTTTCTCTCTTGAAATGGGGGCAGAGAGTCTTGTAGAGCGTATGCTGTCAGCCGAAGGCTTGATTCCATCGTATCATGTCAGAACAGGGAATCTCTCTGAAAGTGAATGGCGCAGGATGATCATGGCACAAGAGCAACTTGCAAAAGGAAAAATATATATTGACGATACAGCAGGAATTCAGATTGCTGAGATTCGATCTAGAGCCAAGCGATTGACTCAAGAGACTGGTGGCCTTGGATTGATTGTAATTGACTATCTTCAACTAATTACTGGTAGAGGAAGAGAAAATCGGCAACAGGAAGTGTCTGAAATATCTAGACAGTTGAAGATATTAGCAAAGGAATTGAAAGTTCCAGTAATTGCATTGAGTCAGCTATCTCGTGGGGTTGAACAGCGAAACGATAAAAGACCTGTACTCTCAGATTTGAGAGAGTCAGGATCGATTGAGCAAGATGCTGACATAGTAGCATTTCTCTATCGAGAAGCTTATTACAATCGTGACGAGCAGGAAGAACCTGATAATGTTACAGAATTGATCCTTGAAAAAAATAGACATGGCAGTTTAGGAACAGTCAAACTATTCTTCCACAAGGAATATGCGAAATTTTCAAATAAGGAGGCCTGATGAATGGTAACTGAGAATCGTAGATATTACTGGTTACAACTAAAAGATGACTTCTTTAATTCCAAAGAAATGAAGCTCATGAGGAAGCTTCCTGGGGGAGAAGAAATCACAATCATCTACCTAAAAATGATGCTTGCAAGTCTAGCAGAGCAAGGGAAACTATATTTCGAGGGTCTAGCAGAAGATCTAGCAGAAGAACTTTCTTTATTGATAGACGAAGATCCAGAAGCAATTAGATTGACACTGATGTTTTTGACAAAGAAGAAATTATTGACTACATCAGACAATTATCAGTTTAATCTCGAACAAGTGCCTGAGATGGTAGGTAGTGAAACAGCAAGCACCCGTAGATCTCGCAAGCATCGAGAGAATCAAAAAGCGTTGCAATGCAACACCACTGCAACAAAAGGCAACGGAGATATAGATATAGATATAGATATAGATATAGATAAGGAGCAAAAAGCTCAATCAGATGTCTATGACAAAATTATCAAATATTTAAATGACAAAACAGGATCTCACTTCAAACCTACTAGTAAATCAACTCAAAGATTAATCAATGGTCGTTTAAGCGAGAATTACTCAATAGATGATTTTAAACATGTCATTGATGTAAAAACCATCGAGTGGAAAAATAACCCAAAAATGTCCAAGTATTTAACTCCAGACACGTTGTTTAATGCTAGTAAGTTTGAAAAGTACTTAAATCAGAAGATGCCTTCGAGTGCGTCAACTCAGCAACAAGATGAAAGGTTGGGATTTTAATGTATCAGGATTATACAGTAGATTCTACAAGCGAACCTAAATTTTGCAACAAGCACGGATCAAAGATGATCAATGCCAAAGTCACAATCAATGGATCCCAGCAATTGCTTGACATTTGTCCAGAATGCGAAAAAGAAGGAATCAATGAATTACAGGAACACTTAAAGCAAGAAGCAACCATCCAGTCAATTCTAGCGAATACATACAAAGTATTTGATCGTGAGAGTATCTATTCCAAGGAATTGGAAGATAAGACACTTGATAATTACGATACTGGAAATAAGTCATGTGAAGAAGCTTTGAATTTTTCAAAAAGAATGTTGCGTGACTTTCTGAAGTACGAAACAGGAAATGTGATCTTGAGCGGTCCTCCAGGGGTCGGAAAGAGCCATTTATCTATTGGAATAGCCAAAGCATTGAATGAAAAATTTAAAGAATGCAAGCAACCAAAGAGCGTGCTATTAATTTCAACTTCCGCGCTCTTTTCAAAAATTGAAGAAAGTTTCAATAATCGAGGAGATTTCACAGAAAGTTATGCCGTAAATCTACTGAGCAACGTTGATTTTCTTTTCTTTGATGATTTAGGGAAAGAGAGCAGTATGAGTGGAAACCTCAAAGAAGCAAATGAGTGGAGACAACGAGTACTGTTTAAAATCTTGGACAATCGTCAAACAACATTTTTTAACACAAACTTATCGAGCAACGATATTAAAACAATTTACAACAAGGCCCTTGCTGATCGAATCTTCAAAGGTGCCAGCAAACATATTTTTAAATTCCCAGAAAATACAGAAAGCAGGAGATATTGATGGAAAACAAACAATTAAAAGATTTAATCGTAAAAGTTCAGCGCTGGTTTTACGACCGGAATTTGCAAACGCAAGATCCAAACAAGCAATTTTTGAAATTGTATGAAGAGATCGGTGAACTGTCACGAGGACTGGCAGAGAATGATGAGGAAGTTACAAAAGATAGCATTGGAGACATCACCGTAGTGTTGATCGGTTTGACATTGCAATTAGGCATCAAGACAGAAGAGATCTTTCCAGAAAATAATACATTCGTATTTTTAAACGCAGCAAAATCAGAAGATTATTTTGTCGTTATGATGGACCAATCATTGGCAGCATATTTTAACCGACAATCATACCAACTAAAAAATGTTGTTTATGAGTTGATGCGAATTTCAGCATTGTTACATCATGATTTTGTCGAGTGCTTGAACATCGCCTATGAAGAAATCAAAGATCGAACAGGAAAATTAGTGGATGGTGTTTGGATTAAGGAGGAGCGACTAAAATGACAGAAGAAATTTTAAATAATGGTTTTGACAAAGTAAATAAACCTAATCACTACTGTGGGCAATATGGTCTTGAATCAATTGACATAATTCGCAATTTTGCTGGAGGACCAAAAGAAGTCCGGGGATTTTACTGGGGAAATGTCATCAAGTATCTTTGTCGCTATCAAAAGAAAAATGGATTGGAAGATCTAAATAAGGCAAAGAAATACTTAGACTGGCTTATCGCAGATTTAAAGCGTGAAGATCTCGAAAAGACAGCGATTGTTAAGCAGGAGTGATAATTATGAGACATTATACGAAAAATCAAATGGATCACTTTCGTCAGCAACTGCAATTGTTGATTTTAGGGAAAGGTCTCACTCGCAAAGAACTCTCTAGAAATCTTTATCGTGGTGAACAGACGATACAAGAGTGGATCACGAAAGACGACATCAAACCCAACCATATCAAAGAATTGTGTGAGTATTTCGGTATTGAGGAAAAAACATTGATGGGCGATCCGGAAGAATTTGCTGATTACAAGCTATATGATCGTGATAAGTATATCTGTACAGGGACTTTAAAGGAGCTGAGCAGAATCACTGGAAAAGATAGTGCATTACTTAAATATTACATCCACTTAAATGAGCAAGGAAGAAATGCAGGACACCTAAAATTAGAAAGGGTAATCGAAGATGAAACGTAAAATCGATTGGCTAATCATTAACTTGGTATTACTGGCAGGAGTTATATTGGTAATTGCCATCAATCTCAACTCCAGATTGGTTGAACAAGAAAAAACAATCAAGGATATGCAGTGGACCATTCAGGAGCATGAATTAAGTATTCAACGTTTCGCTGAACAAAACACTGCACAAGAGGTAATCCTAAACAAATTAAATCGGGAGTACCAGGCGCAGGAACGAAAAAAAGCAGAAGCAGTTAAGGAAGCCGCCGAAATGAATAATGTGGGAGGATAATAATGATCAACAATGTGACTATTATTGGTCGGTTAACCAGAGATGCAGAGCTACGCTATACACCAAGCAATATCGCAGCAGCACAATTTAATATCGCATGCAATCGAAATTTCAAAAATGCAAATGGTGAATATGATGCAGATTTTATCAATTGTGTGATGTGGAGAGAGCAAGCGGAAAGATTTTGCAATTGGACCAAAAAAGGAATGCTTGTCGGAATTACGGGAAGAATTCAGACTCGAAGCTATGAAGGCAATGATGGGAAGCGTGTATATGTGACCGAAGTTGTCGCAGAAAATTTCCAAGTTTTGGAAAAACGTGATAACACTGCCAACCAGAACAGTATGACTGAACAGATGCCACCTAACTATGCAAATCCGATGGACATTGATGAAAGTGATTTGCCATTCTAAAAACAACAGGAGAAAAACAATGAATAAAAAGGTTATTTTAACGACAGTAGCAACAATCGCAGCAATTGCAACGGCAGGAGGAGTAAAAGCAGATGAACTTAATGGCGATCTCGCAAAAGATAGCATCGGACTTACAGCGGAAGCTGGAAACAGCGCAAGCGGAAAAGAAGCGACTGTTTCAAGTACGCAGGGAGAACACGAAGGAGATCCTGGAAAACTCGAAGGAAATCGAGCAGTTAACGAAGAAGATCCAAGCCGAGGAAGCAATGCAACAAATATTACAAAAAACGGGGACACTATCCGAGTAGAAAACCCAGAAGTCGTTATCGACCAATCAAAAGGCACAGGAAGATACCAAAGTTTTACAGTCGAATATAAAAATGTTCATTTTCCTGACGATATGACGATTAACGAGGGTGACAAAGTCACTTTCAAATTGCCAGAAGAAATTAACTTCCAAACTAAGTACGAATTTGATGTTAAAAATCCAGAGGATGCTGTGGTTGGCAAGGCTTCTACAAACCCCGAAGATCGTACAGTTACCACGGTATTTAACGACTATTTCACAACTCACCCACTTAACAAACAAATGAGCCTCAAGCTCGACGCGCAATGGACCGATAAGGTAGAATCTGAAAAACCTGTCACAGTTAATTTTAACGGTACAGTGGTTACTGCTCAAATTGGAGCAGAACAAGAAATCGGTAAAGACGAGCTTATTGCTAAATGGGGAAGCCAAGATAAAGATGATCCAACAGTTATTAACTGGACAGCTCGTGTTAACTATGCAAAACGTGTATTAAACTACGTAACCATCATTGATGAGATGAGCGAAAATCAAAAGCTAGTTGATAACTATTTTGAAATCAAGAATATCGAAAGCTTAGACCCTTGGATTGATAAGGGATCTGCTATGGATCTCGTAAAATCCATCAGTAAGTCAGATCATGGATTCACAATCAAGATGGATCGATTGGATCACATGATCTACATCAACTATAAGACTAAACTTGTTAATGCAGTTAAGGATAGTAATAACCCAACTAACAAGATTGAGCTAAAGGCTGAAACAGATGGAGCTACTTCATACAGTTATGTGCAACTCGTAGGAGGAAAGGGAGACGCTTCTGGCGAGAATAAACCAGTCTTTGAGATCCCGAATGAAGCGCCTGTTTATGATAAACCATCTATCGATTTAAAAGATATTCCACTCATGCCCCCTGCACCAGTGCTTGAAATTCCAGAGTGGAAAGGTGGGGTGACACCTCCAGACGCACCAAGTATTGATAAGCCTGAATGGCAAGGTGGCACAGTACCGTTTGATGCTCCTGTATTGGATAAACCTGAAATCAATATTGAAGATATTCCAATGATGCCACCAGCTCCAATTTTGGAAAAGCCGGAGCTTATCATCGAGTTTCCAGAACCTAAGCACGATGAACCAAATCCGGAACCTAAGCAAGATAAACCAAGCACTCCAGCTCCAAAGACCAAAACCAAAAAGGAAACAGTGGAAGTTGTCAACCAGGGCGAAGTTAAACAAAATGGACCGATTGCAACATACAGCGCACCAGCGGTATTGCCTGCGACTGGATCAGACCTTGGATTGTCACTTGTGGCACTTGGCATCTCAGTAGCTGCGCTAGCATTTACTTTGAAGAAAAAGGAAAACTAATGTGAGGGGGATCATTCCCCCTTGGTTTTGAAAAAGAGGTAGAAAAATGAATAAGCAGGAATTGATAAAACATTTTGAAGAAATGGAGTATGTATCTGTAAGCCAAATGGGAAAGAAGGCTTTTATTGATCTGATCGAACAACTAGACGAACCGCAGAAAGTAACAGTCCCGAAGTTTGTAGCAGATTGGATTTGTTATCTGAAAGGTTTGAACTATGGTTTACATTATGGATTGGCAAATGATTCAGACGAGGTTCTTGAATGGCTTTGTGTAGATAAGTTGAAAAGGCAAGAACTCTTTGCTCGTGCATGGCTTGATGGATACGAGGTCGAGAAGGAGAATCGGTATCTTGTTAAGATGAAGGGCGTGGATTCAAGAACTAAATATCTATACTATGGAATGGGATCAAAATCATGGTTATTTAAGACAAAACTTATCGATGGGCTTTTCAGAAAAAGTCACACCCGCAAACAGCTTGAAGAAGCTGGCTTTGGGGATGTGTTTAATAGCCCGTTGTTTGAAGTTGAAGAGGTGTTAGAGTGATGGAATGGGATAAGCTAACAACAAGAAATATTGCTGAAGATGGAAAGGAATATTTTAATGGTGGCATTGAATTTGTTTGGGAAGGCAAAACTCCAGAAATTGATGAAGAAGTTCTTGTCTATAATCCAAGCACACAAAGGATATACACTGATATATGGGTTGATTATGGGGAAGGAATTGGTTTTGAGTTCACTGATGAAGACACGGTATTTTGGATGAGTTATCCAAAACCACCAAAGGAGATGGAAGAATGAATAAACAAGAATTGATTGAACGTATTGCCGGAATTGGGGGTTTCCGTCTAGGTATGGAATCCGCCGGGCATAAATGTATAGGTTTTTGCGAAATAAACAAATTCGCAATGACCAGTTATAAAGCAATCCATAACACAGAAGGAGAAATTGAGTTACATGACATTACAAGTGTCACAGACGATGAAGTCAGAGCAATTGGACACGTTGACGTTATCTGCGGAGGATTTCCGTGCCAAGCTTTCAGCATTGCTGGAAATCGAAGAGGATTCGAAGATACTAGAGGAACTCTCTTCTTTGAAATCGCAAGGTTCGCATCTATACTCAAACCTAAGTATCTATTCCTTGAAAATGTCAAAGGACTCCTCAACCACGACAAAGGTAATACCTTTGAGACGATCCTCTCAGCGTTGGATGAACTCGGGTATGATGTGGAATGGCAAGTGCTTAACAGCAAGAATTTTGGAGTCCCCCAAAACCGGGAGCGAGTGTTCGTTATCGGACATCTTAGAGGAGAGCGTGCCAGAAACGTTTTTCCTATCATCGGAAAAAATGCAAAATCTGATAATCAACAGTCAAAGATAGAGATTGTCGGGAATACCAAAAATCCGAACGGAACAAGTAAAGGGTTTGGAAGTGTTGTTTACAACTCAAATGGTTTAGTTGGCACTCTCTTAGCTAGAGATTACAAAGAACCTAAACAAATCGCTATACAAAAGACTGGTGAGAGTCAAGGAGTGGTAGAGCCAGACTTTCGTATTCGTAAATTGACACCTCGGGAGTGCTGGAGGTTACAAGGCTTCCCAGACTGGGCGTTTGACAAAGCACAAGAAGTCAACTCTAATAGTCAACTATATAAGCAAGCTGGCAATAGCGTGACCGTTAATGTGATTGAGGCAATCGCTAAAAAAATGGAGGTAGACTAATGGACACACAAAACTTTATCTATCTATCTACTACTCGCTCTAATCTGGCTGTCTGGATTGATCTGGGCTGGTATGATAGCTTTTAAAAACAGGGAGGATAAATGAAATTATATGTAGTCAGAAAGTATCACGGCCATTTGAGATGGCAGGACCCGAAACATTCAGCAAAATATATTGAGAAAGAATTTGAAAACAGACATGACGCACTTGCCTACCGTGAGAGTTTAGGTTTGCAAGGAATAGTGGAAGTCTACACAAAAGAGGTAGATGAATGAATTTAAGAAGTAGATATGGGTATTTAATTCTAGCACTAAAGCAGTATCCATTCGAAAAAGAAATCAAGGAACGAATTGAAGAAATTGAAGTACCTTGGAAACCAACTGATCCAAACACAGGGATCAAGAGTAATAAGGTAATGACTCCGAAAGCCCTGGCCGATATCATTAAAAAAGAATCGGATCCAGAACTGCATCGTCTCGAATTACTTCGAGAAGCAATCAGCACTATCAAAATTCTGACACCCGAAAAACAATGGGCTGCAATCAAAGAAGTATACATTGATGGAACTCTAACTGTGGAAGGAGCATCAATCAAATACTTGCACTGCAGTAAGTCTCTTGCCTACAAGGAAGTGATCGAGCCATTCTTTAGTAGGCTTGAAAAGAAAATCTATGAACTATCTGTGAACACTAAGATTAATATTAATTTGGAAAAAAGTTAAAAATACAGTCTAAAGTGTGGAAAAAATTTAAAAATAAGATGGTAAAATTATATCATCGGGTAAAACCGAACCGATGGATCCTTATGAAACGGGTTAGGAGTTAGCTCAGTTGGTAGAGCGGTCTGGTTATGACCGGCGTGTCACAGGTTCGAATCCTGTACTCCTAATATCAGTCAAGTCAGCACAAGCTGGCTTTTTATTTTACCTTGGAAGGAGGTGAGTCGATGAACATTGTGGACCCAATCAGGGATAAGGATGATATTCAAGCCATGAAGGAATATCTTCGAGAATGGAATGAGCGGAACTACTTGCTCTTTTTATTTGGCATTAATTCCGGATTGCGAGTGGGCGACATCCTGAGAATACGAGTAAAAGATGTGCAAGGGTGGTACATCAAAATCAAAGAGCAGAAGACTGGCAAAAGGAAACAGCTCAAGATGACGAAGACTTTGAAAAAAGAAGTAAGAGAGTACATCAAAGATATGCCACTACATCATTATCTATTTCAAAGTCGCATCGGGAAAAACAAACCACTTGACAGGCGGACAGTTGATTGGATATTGAAGACCGCAGCTATCGAGTGTGGAATTGAAAACATCGGCACCCATTCGATGAGAAAAACATTTGGGTATCACTATTACAAAAAGACCAAAGACGTGGCAATGCTCATGGATCTATTTAATCATTCATCTCCTGCGATCACGCTGAGATATATTGGGATTAGACAGGATCAACGAGATAAAGCCATGTCTAATTTTGATTTATAGTTATCAATTAGACACAACGAGTAAAACGCTAATTAGTTTTATTAGTTACCTGCTATTCATTTATTTTACTGGCTTTTTAAAGCCGGTGTGAATCAGACAGAATATAAGATATGTCTAATTCAAGAGAGAAAAACAACATAGTTTTCAGAAATAATATAATGAATTTCAGAAATAGATAATTGAAAGTATGAAATGTTACAGAGGATTTAAGAATTGAAAGTAGATGTTTCGACAAGAGAAAGTCGCAGAGAGTTTTATCTTTCAAAATCATGGAGACAATTAAGACTTGAAGCAATGAGTCGAGATCACTTTGAATGTGTCTGGTGTCGAGATGAGGGAAAGGTAACGACAAATAACCTCGAAGTCGATCACATCAAAGAGCTAGAATATTATCCAGAGTTTGCTCTAGATATCGACAACCTTCGTACTTTGTGCAAGGAGTGTCACAATAAGCGACATCATCGCTTTCAATTTCGCAAATCATCCAAGTTGCAAAATAAAAATTTTCGTTCTGACGAATGGTGGGGATGAAAATTTAAAATTTTGAAAAACTCAAAGACCCCCCGGTCGAAAAAAATCGAAAAAAATCGGTCTCTGGGAACCGGTGGGAGGGGTCGATTGTCCAAATACAAAGCACTATTTTTTAAGGGGGAGGGGGCTCATGGAAGAATACTCAGAAAAAAATATAAAAGAATTGGAAAACCAGTTACTTTCCAAAATCGGCAATTTCAGCATACGAAAAAAAGATGCGATTCAGTACGAAAAAGTTCATCGCTATCTCTATCTGGTCCGCCTACTTTATGAGTTGAAAGAACGACTTAAACAGGATGGATTAGTTATCACTGTTCACAACGGGCAGCAAAGATTTCAAAAAGCGAACTCGTTGATCAAGGAAATCAATACAACCAGCAATCAGCTACTAGCGATTGAGCGATCATTTGACTTTGAGGTTGAAAATTCACCAGTCGAGAAGAAACCACCATCAGACGGAAGTGATCTATTGTGATTTCACATCCTCTGATTGATGACTATATCAAACTTGCGGAATTAGGAAAAATCAAAGTCAATAAAGAACGCTCTCTCTTATTCAAAATCATCAAAGAAAAAATCTATCCAAGGGATGATTTATATTTTGACAATAATTTGATTGAAAAATATATCCAGTTCACTGAGAAGAATTTCTTCCCACTGGCCAAGTATCAAAAATTCATCACGCCATTTATTTTTCTTTTTCGGAAAGAGGATGGTGAACCTCAATTTGATGAAATATTGCTAACTCTTGCCCGTGGTGGAGGGAAGAATGGTTTTATGTCCAGTCGGGACGCATTCTTCATCAGCCCTCTCTATCCTGTAAGAGATTACGACGTGACTATCACAGCTAATTCGGAAAAACAAGGGAAAGTATCATTTGAGGAAGTTTATGAAACTGTCCAGAGAAGAGGACTGGAAGATCATTACTATTTGACAAAGATGTCTATTACAGGCCGAGGGAATAACTCGGTCTTTTCTTATCGAACCAACAATCCAAAGACAATGGACTCGGCCCGTGATGGCTGCCTTGAATTCGATGAAATTCACCAATTTGACAATGACTCTGCTGTTAAAATCCAGCGTTCAGGGCTTGGTAAGATTGCCCATGCTCGTACCTTCTACAATGGTACCAATGGGCATGTCCGTGAAGGGTTCTACGATAAGATGATTGAGAAATCAATGAAAATCTTGAATGGCGAGCTTGATGAGTTTCGCTTATTCCCTTTTATCTGCAAGTTAGATGATCCGGAAGAAGTGGATGATATGAGCAACTGGCCAAAAGCGAATCCTATGCTGGATGAAACAACACCTTATGCCAAACGTCTATTAGCTAGAACGAAAGCTGACTATGATGATTTGGAATTGGAACCATCAGGCAGACAGGAATTTATGACCAAGCGGATGAATCTGCCAGAAGCCGACATCGAAAAAGATGTGACCACTCGTGAAAAGTTAATGGCTGCATTGCGAAGCCCTGGCATAGATCTCTCAGGAAGATCTTGTGTCGCTGGTTTTGACTACGCAAGCATTAGAGACTTTGCCAGTGTTGGACTGCTATTTAAAAACGGTGATGAGTTTATCTGGAAGCAACACAGTTTTGCAAGAAAGCAATTTTTGGATATGTTTAAGATCAAGGCTCCAATCCGTGAATGGCAGGAACAAGGGCTCTTTACTATCGTAGACGGTCCAAGTATAGATCCAAGATTACTAGTTGACAAATTGATTCAGTGGCGCAAGCTGTACAATATCGAAATTGTCTGTGCTGATGGATTTCGAATGGACTTGCTGAAACCATTGCTGGAAGAAGCTGATTTTGAGTATGAATTTTTGCGAAATCCAGGAGCAATACAGTCAAAAGTAGCTCCAATCATTGAAGATGGATTTGCGAACGAAAGATTTATTTTTGAAAACGACAAATCAATGCTCTGGTATACCGATAATACATTTGTCAAAGAAGACAAAGACGGGAACAAGAGATTTTTGAAAAAGGAACCGTTGAGACGGAAAACTGACGGATTCCATGCCTTTATTGCTGCTCTCTACAAGAGAGAAATCATTCAAGAGAGTACTGTTGGAGACTTTCTTGATGTGATCGAAGATTGGGAATTTTAGAAAGGACAACAAAATGAACAAACGAATGAAGAAGAAACAACATCTAGAACAAAAGATTCAAGGACTGGAATGTGAGCTTGCAGTAGTAAGCAAAGAAAACATGGAATTATTGAACAAGATTGGTTCAATCACTGCTGAATTGAATACTCTGAGCCAGTCCGTGAAACGACATGAAGATATTTGCGGTCAAAATGTCTTACAAACAAATAAAGAGTTTGAATCAATCAAGAAGGAATTAGAACGCTCTAAAAAATCTTTCTTCAAACGATAAAAGAAAGATCCGGGTGGGTGGCAGGCATAAAAATTTAGAAAGGAGGAGGTGCCTTGGGATGGCTAAATTTATTCAAGCGAGAAGTTCCGGAACCAAGTTTTGAATTTGATGAGCTGGAGCGGATCTTTGGAAATCTGCAACTAAAGAGCTTGTCGATTGACAAGGCTGCTGAATTTGTGGCCCGCATCTTTGCAAGATCTGAGTTTAAGTTCATTGAGAATGGAAAAAAGAAAGCTACTGATTGGGATTATCTGCTAAATGTAAGACCCAACAAGAATGAATCTGCTTCTGAGTTTTGGCAGAAGGCAGTTTACCGCTTATTGACCAAGAACGAAGTACTAATTTTCTTGTCGAATGACGATCAGTTATTGATTGCCGACTCGTACATTCGACAGAAATATGCTGTGTTTGATGACACATTCACATCTGTAAGTTGTCAAAACTATACTTTCCAGAAACCATTCAAGATGAATGAAGTCATTTTCTTGCAATACAACAACAATCGTCTTCAAGAATATTTCACTCAACTCTTTAATGATTATGAAAAACTACACACTCGACTGGTTGAAGCACTTGCACGGAATAATCAAATTCGTGGAGTACTCAGCACTAGAACGAATGCAAGTTTTGACGAATCAAAACGTGAAAAGATGCAACGATATGCAGACGGTCTCTTTAAATCATTTACGACCAAGACAGTAGCAATTGTCCCAGCTCAAGAAGGAATGGAATACTCAGAGCTGACAAACACTACCGGGACATCGAACCTATCCGTAGATGAGCTCAAGAAGCTCCGTAGGCAATTTGATGACGAGGTGGCCGACATCTTAGGGATTCCAACTGCTCTGATGCATGGTGACATGGCTAACCTGGAAAATAGTCAGAAGATGTTCAATAGTTATTGCTACCAGTCACTTGTGAAGAAGATGAGCGATGGTCTGAACTTTGCTTTACTAAGTAAAAGCGAGTACAAGGACAATAAGAGACTTGTCATTGTTGGTGAAGGGCAAAGAGATAAATTCTCGCTTGCTCAAAGTATTGACAAGCTGATTTCTTCTGGTTCCATGCTTATCAATGAGGTCCGTGAGGAACTTGGCCTTGAAGCTGTACCGTGGGGCGACAAGCCTCTGATCACTAAGAACTATCAACTTGGTGAGGATGTAGAGAAGGGAGGTGAGAAAGAAGATGAAAGTGATTCCGATTAAAGGAACAATCGTGTCAAACGATGATGTTTGGCTTTATGATTGGTTTGGTTGGGACTGTACCGCCCCTAAAAACGTAGTACTTCCAGAAACTGGTGAGGACATCGAAGTTCACATCAATTCAGGAGGAGGAGATGTATATGCAGGTAGTGAAATCTATACTGCATTACGGGCCTACTCAGGGAAAGTAGTTGTTAAAATCGTGGGAATTGCTGCAAGCGCAGCGAGCGTTATCGCAATGGCTGGTGATGTCGTAGAAATTAGCCCTACTGCTCAAATCATGATCCACAATGTGTCATCACGAGTTGACGGAGACCACAACACTCTACTTCATGAAGCTGGAGTACTTGAAGGTTTTAATAAATCAATCGCAAATGCTTATGTTGATAAGACTGGGAAAGCGTTAGATGATTTATTGGATCTGATGAACAAGACTACCTGGTTCGATGCTGAATCAGCAGTAAATCAAGGATTTGCCGATAGAATCATGTTCGCTGGAGAAATTGCTCCTACATTTGCTGCAAGCGAAACTCCAATGATTCCACATGACTTTATCAACAAAATGAAGTCAGCAATGACTCCAGACGTTGATAAAATTGCCGAATTGGTAGCTAATAAGCTGGAAGCTCGACAGATTGCAAAAGAGACTTTTGAAAATAGTGAATTTGTACAGAAAAGATTCACCCTACCAGAAAGTCCAGAAAATAACACAAACGAGGCTGTACCTAAAGGGTTCGGTCTTTTTGCTTTTTAGAAAGGAAAAATAATAATGACAATGAAATTATCAAACAAATTCAACGAAATTCGTCAGAACTTTTTGAATGCTGTAACAAATGGTGCGCCTCAAGAAGAGCAAGCGAAACTTTACAATGAAATGATCGAGTCGATGACAAACGAAATGATGGAGCAAGCTCGTAATGCCGCTCATGAGGAAGTTTCAGCAATGAATCCTTATGATGCTAAATTGACTGCAGAAGCTCGTGAATTCTTCAACGACATCGACAAAACTGCTCCTGTAGGAGTAGAAAAACTCTTCCCACAAGAAACCATTGACCGTATCTTTGACGATATGGTAAAATCTCGCCCACTCTTGCAACACATTGGATTGCGCAATGCTGGCATCCGCCTTAAATTCCTCAAATCAACTCAAACTGGTGAAGCTGTTTGGGGCAAGATCAACGGGGAAATCCAAGGTCAATTGAAACAAACCTTCAACGAAGAAGAAGCTATTCAAAACAAGTTGACTGCATTTGTAGTCATTCCTAAAGACTCTGAAAAATTCGGTCCTGCTTGGTTGCAATCATTTGTATCTGCACAAATCACAGAAGCGTTTGCTGCTGCTTTGGAAGCTGCCTTCTTGAACGGAGATGGAGACGGTAAGCCTATCGGTCTTTCTCGTACCCTCACTGGAACTGTTGCTGGAAATAAAACAACTTTTGCCGAAAAAGAGGCCCAAACTGCGAACCTTACATTTGCTGACTCTGCAACTGTTGTCAAAGAATTGACTGCGGTCTACAAACATCACTCTGTTAAGTCTGACGGCAACCCAGTGGCAGTCGAAGGAAATGTCGTGATGGTAGTCAACCCAGCGGATGCATGGGATGTCAAGAAACAATACACTTCCTTGAACGCTCAAGGAACGTATGTGACAGCAATGCCGTACAACTTGATCTTGGTTGAGTCAGTTGCTCAAACTGCTGGTAAAGTGACTACATTCGTCAAAGGTCGCTATGATGCATTCGTAGGTGGTGGAATCGAATTCGGTCGCTTTACTGAGACTTATGCTCTCGAAGACTTGAACCTCTACACTGCTAAGCAATTTGCTTATGGTAAGGCTCACGATGAAAAGACTGCTGCTGTCTGGGTATTGAAAATTAAACAATAGGTGGTGACACCGAATGGAAGAAACTAAACAACTTCATCCGCTTCTAGAAGCATTCAAGGAGCGGATGAAAATCTTTCATGATGCAGAAGACGGGAATCTTTCAAGGATGTTGGTTTCATCCGAAAAAGCAATTCTCGACTTAACAGGAGCATTTGATTTGTCAGATTCTCGCACTGAAGAGCTTGTTTTGGAACGTGCAAGATATTTGTACAATGATCAGGTCGAGTTTTTCTTTGCAAATTTTCAAGGAGAACTCCTTGAGTTATCACTTCAAAACCACCCAATAGGAGGAAAAGAGTGCTAGAAACAATCCAAGATTTCTTTGACTTAAAAGAAAATGTCGTTCGACACGTTGGAGACATTTTTGAAGTTGATGAAGATCGAAAAAATGAATTGATGAAGAAATTACCTGATTTTGTTAAAGAGTATGATTTAGTAGCTTCGAAAATTCCAAACGAAGATGTAGCTGTGGAAGATGAATAAGCCTGAGTTTAAATACAAGAAACCAGAAATCAATACAAGCGAATTAAGAACTCCAGTAGAGTTTTATAACTCAAAAGTACTTGAAGGATTAGATGGCAGGGATGTGAGTTTTGAAAAAGTATTTTATACATTTGCAAAAGTCTACTCACCTAGTTTAAAGGATATCGAAATTTCAACAGGAAAATCGATGACTGCAAAGATGACCTTAAAAATAAGAGATCCTTTAACAAGCTATCAACCTGATAATAAGCATTTCGTACAAGTGAATGATCACCGATTAGAAAATGAAAAATGGCAGATCATTGACGTTCGCCCCGATTATGACAACCGTGATTATTTAATTGTTGTCATTGGTGGATCAAATGACTAGTGGTGCTACATTAAGAGGCTTCGATGAAGTCATCCGGAATTTAGAGGCAAAGCTAGGCGATGCGAAAGTGAGAAGATCTGCGAATAGAGCTTTGAAAGGCGCAGCAACTGAAACACTTGAAGACTTTAAAGTCGCCCTACAAGTTTTCAAAGATACCGGAGAAACAATCGAAAGCGCAACAGTCGGAAATGTAACGGGTGCTTTTGAAGGAGTGCCAATGGTTAAGCTTGGTTTTGGTGCCGGTTCACGTTGGCGGTTGGAACATTTGAACGAATTTGGATATGCAAAAAAAGCCCATCCAAGGGGATTCGGTGTTATCCGAAGATTTTCGGAAGCCAACAAAGAAAAATTTAAATATAGGTTAGCAACTAAATTGAAAGGAGAAGGGCTTGGATGATTAAAGACAAGATGTCAGAAATATATGATGCTCTGATGAGCGATGAGGAACTTTCTAAAATCACTATCAAATCATTTGAGCGTCCTGAAACCTTACCAACAAATCAGACGAGTATTGTTATTATCCCACTAGGGCCACCTATCCAAAGCGACCAGGGAAGCAATACAAGTTTTTCAAAAACATTTCTTTATCAAATCAATGTCGAATCGACCAACCGAATTGAATGCAAAAAACTGCAAGGGTTAGTCGAAAAGGTAATGGAATCACAAGGATTCTATCAAATTGCTGGGGGTCTAGATGAATGGATCCCTGAAATCAAACGCTATGCAGATGCCAGAACTTACAAAGGGAAGAGCAAGCTGTATGACGATTATTAGAAAGGAAATTTAATATGACACAACAAAAACAAGGAACTGCTACAGTTGGTTTTAAAAGCCTTACAGTTCGCATTTTGGATGGGAATCAAACCCCAACAGAGGGAGAAAACCTCTTTATCATCCAAGGTAAAAAAGGAGAAGGTGCGACTCAAACCGCAAAAATCTCTGGTCTTGCCGTTGACCCTACAAAAACATTTGGAAGCAACATCGCTTACCATGTAAACAACCGTGGGGTTGGAGATGTCAAAGTAGATCTTGGTCTCTTGGATATCCCTGTAGCGCTTTATGTTAAAGCTCTCGGATACGAAAACGATGATGACATCCTTGACTTTGGCGCTGACACAGTTTCAAAAGATGTCGCTATCTTGCTTGAATCAAACACTGCAGATGGTGGTGGAGCTTACTACGGATTCTATAAAGGGAATCTTTCAATGGATGCGATTGATCTTAACACGATCAAAGATAAAGCTGATGAGCTTGCTACTACAGATGTATCATTTGCTGCAGGCGCAAGTACTGACGAGCAAACTAAGAACAAGTACGGTACAATGTACTTTGGTAGCGATGAAGCAAAAATCAAGAAATTGAAAGCAAAACTTGGTATGGCACCAGCAGGATAATAATTGGGGCATTTAGCCCCTTTATTTATCTTTATATCGTTGTAAACCTTTACAATTATTGATATAATAAGTTGTGGAGGTTTTGTTATGAAAAATAAGAAAAATACAGTTTTAATAACATTAACAATTATGATCACTCTAGTTTCAATTGTACTTGCAATTATGCTCGTGAATTCCAACAATCAACTTTCTAAGGCACACAAGGAATTGGAGAGCGTAAGGGAAGAGAAGGACAGAGCTGTCATGGTAAAAGATAAGCTCTCTACATACGTATCAAACGTAGATCACGATTTATTTCTAGAAGCAAATGATTTCGTTCTTGGAATGAATTCATTGACTAGCTACAAATTTGGGGACGGAGTTCTTTTCGACAAAACTCAAATCGCTGTCAGCGAACCGAAAAAACAAACTTCCGGAATGCTTGCGATGAACCATGACTCTAAAAGTTTCATCCCAGTAACGGTAACACTGACTATAAAAAATAACGACTCATCGAATATTGAATTCAATCCAGGTAAATTCCTTGCGAGCGATGACAAAGGCAATTATCTTGCTTATGATTCCGTTATGTCTAACGATGATACCGTTTCTGTTCAATCGGATAAAAGTGTCGTCATACAAGCCGGGAAAGAGGCAACCATAGCTATATTTTATGCGATGGATAATGACCATTCGGATAATGATGTCAATAAAATTGAATTTTTAAATAAAACTTGGACAAAATGAAATAAGCACCATTCGGTGCTTTTTTAATTATAGAAAGGCAAACAATGTCAAAAATTACATTTACCATGAAGAACGAAGCTGGAGAAGATGTACTTTACTCTAGTAAAGAAATTACTACTCGTGATTATCGTGATTACCTTGTATTGAACGACTCACTCACATCAGACAAGACAGAAGTCGAAAAATTGGATCAACAATTAGGCTTCATTGCCTCACTATTCGAAAATGTGACAGTAGAGCAATTACTAGAACATACTGATTTTGCTAAAATCATTGAAGTGTTCACTGAAATCTATGCTCATCTTGTGGGTGATGTGGACCCAAAGGGGAAAAAATAGATCCTAAAAATGCATTAAAACGTTTCTACAAATTCGTTAAGGAAGTTGCTGATGGACCATATAACATGAATGTCCATGATGTGATGGAATTAAGCTGGGAAGATCTGATCGGAATTATTGATCTTGATAAAGATCAAACCGAAAATGCGTCTTTAGATCTAGCTGACATTTTTGGAGAAATGGAAGCATAAAGCCTCTTTGGGCTTTTTTTGTTTGTAAAAGGAGGAAAAATGGCAGGTGGAACGCCACTAGGACAAATGTATATCGAACTAGGGCTGGACGTGTCAAAGTTCAATCCTAGCTTAACAAGTGCAAAGAACGCTGTGAAGTATTTCCAAAATAATGTCAAAGCGCTCGATAGCACATTGAAAAACAATGGTAAGAGTACTGAACTCCTCAAAGCAAAATACAAGTCTTTAGGACAGGCCATTGAAGCACAAAAGAAAGTACTCGATCAAATGAAGCAGAACTTCGACAAGCTCGATCCTGGATCTGCTAAATTTGACAAAGCTGCTGCTGATATTGAGCGAGAAAACGCAAAATTGTCAGCAATGGAAGGGCAACTCTACAAAGTAGAACAGGCCTTGAAAGCTGTTGGACGTGAAAATAGTTTTTTTGGTAAAATGGAAAACTTCGGGAAGAACCTTGTTAAAAGTGGAGACAACATCCAAAAATTTGGCAAGAAAGTTTCTGATTTCGGAGGAACATTAACCAAAGGAGTGACAGCTCCGTTGATTGCAAGCGCAGGATTTGCAGTTAAGGCTGCCGTGGATTATGAGTCTGCTTTTGCTGGAGTTAGAAAAACGGTTGACGCTACTGAAGGTGAATACAAGAAGATGTCAAGCGCTATTCGAGAGGCATCTAAAACAATGCCAGCAAGCGCTGCGGACATTGCGAGAGTAGCGGAAGCGGCAGGTCAGTTAGGGATCAAAAAAGAAAACATTGTTGACTTTTCGAAAACCATGATCGACCTCGGTGAATCTACCAACTTGACTGCTGATGAAGCCGCTACCGCAATGGCCCGTTTTGCAAACATCACTCAGATGCCACAGTCTGAATTTAGACGACTAGGATCTACTATCGTTGACCTTGGTAACAATTTTGCAACAACTGAATCTGAGATTCTGGAAATGGGCTTACGTTTAGCAGGTACAGGGCATCTGGTAGGATTGACTGAACCGCAGATTTTAGCAGTAGCAACTGCTATGAGTTCCGTGGGTATTAACGCAGAAGAAGGGGGAAGCTCATTCTCTCGTGTCATGCAAAAAATAAACACGCAAGTCCTTTCTGGTGGTAAAAAGCTAGAATTATTTGCGAAAGTATCTGGAATGAGCGCTCAAAACTTTGCTCATGAGTGGAAAACAGAACCACAAATCGCCTTATTAGCATTTCTGGACGGATTGAAAAAAGTCAAGCAGTCCGGTGGGGACGTAACCCAAACATTAAAAGAGTTGGGTATTAAATCAACTCAAGAAGTAGATACTATGCAACGTATGGCTGGTGCTGGGGACTTGCTATCACGAGCCTTGAAAACTGCAAATGGAGCGTGGAAAGAAAATACAGCCCTCACGAATGAAGCTAAAAAGCGCTATGAAACGACAGAATCTCAATTGAAAATCTTTAAAAACCAAATTACTGATTTAGCAATTGAATTTGGCGGACCGCTTCTGAAAGCAATGAATTCCGGTTTGCAGGCTGCAAAACCTTGGGTCCAAAAATTGGCGGACATGGCCAAGGCATTTAGTGAAATGAGCGAGTCTCAGCAACAGAATATCATTAAATGGGGATTACTTGCAGCAGGGGCAGGACCAGCCTTATCAATTCTTGGTAAAGGTATCGGAGTCATTGGTGGTATCACTAAAGGCATCGGCTTCCTTACTCAAGGAATTGGCAAAGTCGGAGGTGGGCTTTCTGTATTAGGCAAGACATTCCAACTATTCAAACAGGGTAGCAGTCTTTCTTCTGCATTTAAAACTGCAACCAGTGGCATCACTGCAACTAGCACTGCTGCAGAAGGTGCAGTAGCTTCTACTGGTCTATTAGCAAAAGGGATCGCACTGCTTGGGAACCCTGTTACTTGGGGAGTCCTAATAGGCGGTGTTGCTGTTGGTGTGATTGCTGCAGTAGCCAAAGAAATGGCAGATGCAGACGAGAGGACAAGGACTTGGGGAACATCGGTAAACAAGGTCCAGGCTGAGGAACTATCGAAATTAAAAGCTAAAATCGATGATGCCCATCAAGCAATGATCGGATTTGGAAACGGTGGATCTCAAGCTGTTGAAAACGTCCGTAAGAGTGTGCAAGGACTTTCGAGCGATCTGCAAAAAGCGATTGACAAGGATCTTCAACGCACTCAAAAAAATCTTGAAAAAATTGGAGCTTCAGAAGAAGTCCAAAAACGTGCTGTAGCACAAGCAGAACAGCAGAAGAAAAACGTCCAGACAATGACTGATGAGATCATCCAAATCTATCAAGATGCGTCTGACAAAAAACGTAAGATCACTCGTGAAGAACAAGCACTCATCTACGATTATGAGAACCAATTTATCAACAAACAACTGGAAATGCAGAAATTTTCTGCAGATGAGCGCACAGCGATTATTAAAGCGATGAATGGCCAGATCAACGACTTGAATGAGACCCAGTTGAGAAAAGGTTCTGGAGTCGTTGCTAAATGGTTGAAAGATGAGATCAAACTTTACGAAGACCAAACAAAAGCTTTAAAAGAAGAGTACGACAAAAAAACTATCAATAAAGCCGAATATAACCAAAAAATGGAAGAGTTAAGCGCTCAGCATAAATCCAAAATGGAAGCATTTGGCCGTGAGTATGCTGCTCTTCAAAAGAAACTGAGCGAAAAAGTACCGCTTAATTTTGGCGATGATCGACAACGTGAGCTGTATTTTAGCCAATTACGAAAAAGTTGGGCAGAACTTGGCCTTGATTACGACAAGATGATGGCTAAGGCAGATCAGTTTGCCGACGTCATTGGACGTTCTTCCGGCATGGTTGCAAAAGATACTGTAAATATGTCTAAAGAAACGAAAGAGGCCAACCTAATATGGAAAAGCCTCATCTGGGATCCGAAGACAGCGTCAGTAAAAACTAATGCACAAGAAGAAGTAACTAAAGCTCTTCAAGCTGAAAACGGCTGGGAGAATATGCAGTTTATCCTCAAGAACGCAAATCTTGAAACTAACGCTAAGATGACAATCGGTCAAGCGCTGGTTGAAGTTGGTAAGTGGGACAGCTTAACCCCGGCAGAAAAAGAATTGGTCGTAGGCAACAATCAAGGTATGCAAGCCATCCTTGATAATAAAACATTGTTAGAACAATACAATGCTATGCCAGCGGAAGTTAAAGAACTTTTAATGAAGAATACTGACTTCCTATCATCGGGTGAACGTGCTACTGCGATCATTGAGCGTTGGAATACACTCACACCAGAGCAGAAAGAACTGATCTTAAAAGATGCTGCGAGCGATAAGGCTGAACGTGTAAAACTGGCAGTTGATTCGTTAACTGGTATGGCTCACGTAGTCAACTTGGATGCAGAAGACAAGACCAAGAGCGCTATCGCTAGTGCGATGTCTAGCATCTTAACACTACCTACCGACCATAAGACGGACTTGATTGCAACTCCAGACGGTGTAACGCTTGGAACTAACCAAGCAATGGGCGCTTTAGGATTATATAACGGATTTAACGTACCAACCAAACAAATTACCGCTGATCCAAGCAATGCGAATAATGCTGCACAACAAGCGATTAATAAGCAACAAGAATGGAATAACACTCCATCTCCTGTAAAACCTATACAATCAGATGCAATGAATGCTGTGACAAATGCTCAGAGCGCTATCAACAAGCAGAATGAATGGAACGCAACTCCATCTCCTACAAAAATCATTTCTGCTGATAACGCTGGTGCAGTTATTGGAGCGCAAGTTGCTAAAGGTGCAATCGAATCTATCCCAACATCTTGGACCACTGTCATCACAACGATCACCAAATCAATTAAAGGACATGCCAGAGGAACAAACTACCACGAGGGTGGCCTTGCGATGGTCAATGACCAACGAAATCCAAACTATAGAGAAATGGTCACACTTCCAAATGGCAACTCCTTTATTCCTGAAGGAAGAGATGTCATCCTTGATCTTCCTCGTGGTTCAAAAGTATTGAGAGCTGATAGAACCAAGCGATTAATGAAAAATCTTGGATTTTCTCGATACGCAACAGGGGTAGGAATTCCAGAAGATGCTAAATTCTTGCGAGAAATCAAAAATGCCAGCAAGCAATTTTCGTTTAAAGATAATTCTATCGGAAATAGCTACAGTGGTGAAAATATCGTTGCTGAGATAGCAATTCTGAGGGCAAGTTTAGAAAAGATCCTTACAGCTATCCTTGAAAAACCGTCAGAAACGTACCTGGACGGTGACATTTTGGCACAAAACAGCTATCAAAGATATTCTAAAATCATGGCGAGGGAGGGAATCTAATGTTTAACATGATTATAAATGGATTTGACACTGGATCAATCCCAAACTGCTATGTGACAGATTTTGGAGAAGACCAGACAGCAACACCAAGGGTCGAATCAAATACTATTTATGGAGCCAATGGAGATTATAATCTCTACGATGGAGCTTATGATGGCTACGATAAGACAGTAAGCTTATACGTTGTCAAAACAAGTGAAATCGAAATGATTGTAAATCAATTTAATCCGGAAGAAAATAAAATAGAGTTTAGTCATCGACCAGGCTCTATTTTTTATGCTGATTTTCAGAGCGCATCATTTAAACAAAACGGCTTGCATGCTTGGACTTTAGAAATCAAGTTAAAGATGCATCCATTCCGTTACTTAAATAATGATACCGCAGTCACTTTGGCAGGTAACGGCACAGTAAACAATCCAGGAACGGTATATTCTGAACCAGTTATCACAATTGAAGGAAATGGAGATGTATCTCTCACTATCGGGAAGCAAACCATGCAACTCACGATTGATACAAAAGCAACAATTGACTGCCGTCATAAAAAACAAAATGTCTATGACAAAAATGGAAATCTGAAAAATACATTGAGAAAAAGAGGTGGTTTCTTCGAAATTGCTCCAGGTACATCCGGTATTGCAGTTTCAGGTACCGTCTCAAAAATCACAATTAAAGGGAATTGGAGGTATAAAGTATGATTTATCTACAAGAGGGAAACTTCCCTCTTAATGAAGCTTTTAGCTCCGAAATCGTCCAGGAAGCTAACAGCACCTATCAGCTTACCTTTAAATTTCCAACCTCAGATCCAAAATGGGCATTGTTAACTCCAGAAACAGAATTAGTTGCTGACGATTTGCATGGAGAGCAGTACTTTACTATCTTCGAAGTCGAAAAGCAACACGGATATGTCACTGTATATGCTAATCAAGTAGCAACATTACTTAATGGATATTCTATCAACAAGATCAATGTTGATCGGGTTAACGGAGCAACTGTGATGAATGCGCTTGTTGCCGGGTTTAAACGAGAAACACCATTTACGTTTTTTTCTGATGTGATGTCGAAACACACCCTCAATCTTAAAGATGTCTCAGCGATGGAAGCCTTGGCCAAAGACAAGCACTCTATCGTTGGGCAGTGGGGTGGGGATCTTGTCCGTGACAAGTACAGTGTTCGCTTGCTGGAACATGGCGGAATTGAAAACGAATCATTGTTTGCCTACAAAAAAAACATGAAGTCGTTTCAGGAATCGAAATCCACTAAAGAGTTGAGAACACGGATCCATTTTAAAAAGGTCATCGAAGCGCACGAGGAAGGAAAGAAAGATCAGATCCTAACCGTGACCATTGATAGCCCACTGATCAATAAATACAAGCATATCTACGAAGCAGATATGGAAGTACAAGATCAGGATGTAGTGGATCAAAAAATACTTGAGGAATACGGAAAGCGCTATTTCCGTGAAACTCTGTGCGACATGATCGAAGAAAGCCTTGAGATTGATGTTGTCGGCCAGGCAGATCAACCAGTACACATGTTTGATATCGTGAGCATCTTCCACGAGGGCTACGATGTCGATTTACGAAAAAAGATCACGAAATACAAGTTTAATCCAATGAGCATCAAACTTGTCAGCATCGGTTTCGGTGAGGTTACTAGAACTTTAGAAGACTCTATCTCAGGAATGGTCAATGATTCTGTCGATAAGAAAATGAAGTCTTATGATGCAGAATATGAAGCGAAAGTGCAGAAGCTCGTAGATAATGCTAATGCTGAGTATGACAAGCAAGCAAAAGAGCTGGAACATAAAATCACAGATGGGATCGAACAAGCCAAAGCGCAAGCTGAAGTAGTCAAGCAAGAAATTTCAGCACAAGTCACTCAGAAGATCGCAGCAGCAAACCAAGCAAACAAGAATGAAATTGTAGAAGAGTTTAAAGCTCAGTACAATGGCATCGAAGTTAAGATGCAAGGTTTGAAAACTACTACTGATCAATTAAAGACTAGCGATGCTGATATCCAGAAGCTGATCAATGATTTCAAAGCTCAGACACAAAGCCAATTTGCTGGAATCCAAGGCGCACAATCACGCTTTGAGCAGACCACAGAAAAAGCCATCTCTGACCTGACCAATGTCACAAATGGCAAGGCAGATCGCTCTTATGTTGAGCAGACAGTGGCAGGAGTCAAAGAAGAGTTCACCACAATTGGGGTCGGTGGTGGCCCTAACATGCTCCGAAATTCCAGAGCAGATGATGGACTGAAATATTGGACTGAAACAAATGGAAAGATGAGTTTTACAGCTCACACCTTTTATTTTAACGGCCAAAAGAGAATGTTTTCTTTAAGACCAGGAGCAATTGTTCAAAGCCCACGTTTTATCGTTAAACGTAATGCTGATTATATGCTCAACATGCTCGGTTTCGACGCTAACTCAAAGAGTTTTAAAGTTTATTTTTGCAAACGTAAAAAGGGAAGTACAGCGGATTTTGAAGGAAAACAATTAATTTTCGAAAAAAACGAAAGCCCGATTTTTGACAGCTCTATGGCTGTTAAAAAATCATTTAAGTTTAACGTAGGTGATTTTGACGATGGCTACTTGCAATTTGAATATGTTGGAAATGACAATGGCAGATGGGCCGGCCTATTTATGACAGAACTTGACTTCTACGAGGGTACAAATGACCGCAAATGGCAACCAGCCCCAGAAGATCAAAATTACCTGGTAGAACAAGCACAGGCCACTTTTGAGAAGACAGTGGAAGGCCTATCCACTCAATTAACTAAATTGGAGACTAAGACTGGCCCAAGCGGTGAACTTGAACAGCGCATGCTGACCTACTCTGAAAAAGCTGCTGTAGATGCCCTGAAAGCAACAAGGCAGATTCTAGAGCAAGGCTACATAGCAAAAGCTAAATATGAGGAAGATGTAGCTGGAATCAATCGAAGATTTGAAAGTGTTGCAACAGATACAACACCAGACAATCTTATCAGATTTGCGGACACATTAGCTGAATACAGTGTGTCTAATAATAATAATAATAATAGGCTTTCAAGGCCGGAAGACGGAATCTTCAAAATGAAAATTGATGGGTCTCCGTCCACAACATGGCTAGGACCTTGTTTCCCAATCTATATTGATCGCATTTTGCAAGGTGATGTATACTCTATCGCATTTGATTACATGATCAAGTCTGGTGTAGAGGTAGACAAAGGCCTAGAGTTTTCATTAAAAAACCATTCAAACAATACTGCCATATTTGTTCAAGGTTTTGCTGACAAAAATACACCGAAAGATAGGTGGATTCGAGCAGAATTCCATTTCACTGCCGATCGTGATTTTGAGTTTAACAAAACAGGAAATTTCCCATTCTACATCTATGCTATAAATAACGGAGAGTTTTGGGTACGAAATCCAATTTTAGTCCGTGGATCTAAGATTCCAGCATTTAGGCCCAGTCCACTGGATAAAGCTGGCACTTCAGAGACTAAAATTGAGTCTAAGATTGCCGAATACAAACAGACCGTAGATGGGCAATTCACAACAATTACCAGCCAAATTGGTGATATGGTGAGAAAAACGGATATCCAAATCACACCAAGTCAAATTTCCTTCGGTACTGGTAAGAGTATTAACGGAAGAACGATCAGCTCCTTAATGGTACAAGAGCCAGAGTCTATTGCTTTAATTGCAAAATTGATTAAAGTAAAAGGGGACATGGTAGTCGATGGATCTATTTTGGGTCGTCACATTGCAAGCGAGAGCGTGGAAACTGGGCACATGAAGGCTGGATCAGTAACCACTCAGATTATTGCGAGTAATGCAGTAACAGCAGACAAGTTGTTGGTAGATTCTGCCATGATCAACAAACTTGTATCAAATCAAGCATTTATCAGAGAGCTTACATCACAAAAAGCCTTTATCACGCAACTTGCCTCAATCGACTTTTCTGCAGAACGTATTAAAGGCGGAAGGCTTGAATCAAATACTGGATCTATGATTTTTGATTTAGATAATAGTTCGTTGAATATGATGGCAGACACTGCATCCATAAGACGGATCTTTAACGGTTATCCCACACAATTTATGCGTTACGAAACAAGCATCGAGAATGGACAAAAACACTCTAAAACCATAATCGGTAGCAATCGAAGCGGGACGGAAAATTGGAATTCAACCACTTTCTCCGGAATCGTTATTGATAATAACTCGAACAGAGGAGAAGATGGAATCAAATACTTTGGCGATACAGGTAAGTTTAGGCACTCTGCATCGGAAGAGGGATGGAATTTGCAAGCCGTTACGCAGGGAATTTCCCCTGCTACTTGGCGAAAATCTTCTGAAATTTGGGCTAGGCATTTTGTTGTTCCTAAAAAAACAAAATCAGACACAGATAACCCGGATGGATTCGTCCGTTTGGAAGAAAGTGTTGCAGCGTTGTGGAAATTATGGGCGCATGCCCTCGGCCAAATAAATATGACCGGTGCAATGAAATCAAAAGTGCAAGGCATGCTAGACGCTTTTTCTCTCGATAGAGATCATATTAGATAATATAGGTAAAAAAATGAACGAAAATGATTATGTAGCAATCATCACGGAACTAGCAAATCAACTAACTAGTAAGTCGATCACTGAGGCTGAATTTAAGGCTCGGCTGACTAAGTCACAGCAACTTGTAGCTCAACTTGCTCAGGAAGTTGAAAGCTATCGCTCTGTCCTAGAGTCCGATAAGGACTTGAAGGATCTTTTTGAAGAAATCAAAAACAAAAACGAGGTAACTAAATAATGGATTACAAAGTACAATTTAAATCATACGATGCAGTAGCCAACACTACTAAAGTAGCAATCAAGCAAGACTTTCCTTATCGTGTATTTGAGGAAATTTTGCCAACAAACCGCATGACCGAAGATGATGCGACACTGGTTGAAGCAGTATTGAACATCGTCCGCATGGAGCTTGATACATCTGGAGCAGTCGTAGCAATCAAGAAAGAATTAGACAAATCTGTAGAAGCTAACAAAGATGCCATTGCTAAGATCCAAGAATTGACCAAGGAAAAAGAAGAGATGGCTCAACAAATCCAAAGTGTCAAATCAGTGGCTGATTGGTCAGTTCTCGCTCGTGTAACAGATACAGACAATCCAATTGATCCAACTCTGTATGCTCGTGGATTGGAATTGGTAGAAACTGGCCAAGTTGGCAAAGAATACAAGGCGCACGATATCTTTGTTGTTAATAATCCAAATCACATCGCTAAATATGGCGAAGGCACTCGTGTGCTTGTGCAAGTAAATAATGATTTTACTTACAACGGCGAATCCGTGGAAGAACTCGAGGGCAAGCTATCACAAGATGGCAAGTTGGCAGTATGGAAATGGGAGCTTCCGAAGGAAAATAAACCAGCGCAACCAAGCGGAAATCTTGAAACAGAACCAGTGGCCACAGCTACACCACAACCAGTACTTTAATTAGAGAGGGGCGTGATCTATGATCCACTTTACACCCGAAGATATCTCGATGATGGTCGGATTTGTCGGGATCTTACTTGGGATTTACGGAAATTTTAAAGGAAATATCGTTGCGCAAGAAAAACGCATGGTCGTTATCGAAAAGGATATCGAAAATATGCGTGACTTTCGTCTGACAGCAGTTAGACGGCTCGATAACCACGATGAACAGAATAAGTCTCTATTGATCCTCGCAGAGCAGGTCAAAGCCTTGAGCGAGGACATGAAGGAGCTTAAAGCATTAATTCAAAACAAAAATAATTAATAAGAGGTAACACTATGAAAATCAACTGGAATGTACGTTTGAAGAATAAAAACTTTTGGCTTGCTTTAGTGCCAGCCTTGGCATTACTCTTTCAAGCATTTGCTGATATCTTTGGCATCAAGATAGAATTTGGGCAAACGATTGATAAAATCTTGGTATTCGTCAATGTGTTGTTTGCGTTCCTTGTGCTTGTCGGTGTCGTAAATGACCCAACGACTACAGGATTGAGCGATTCAAGTCGTGCGCTAGGATACGAAGAACCTCATCAAGATTAATAAAAGGAGGCGGTCTTTTGACTACTCAAAAACAATTATTAGATACGTTAGATAGCGTAGTCAATCAACGTGTTACCGTGCCAACCAACCCGTATGGCGGGCAATGTGTGGCATTAATTGACAACATTCTGCAATATCAAGGATTGTATAATCTCAATTTTAGCTACTTAAACGCTATCAACGGACTTGACAGAGCTTCTGCATTAGGACTTAAAGTAACACGCTTTAACGGCTCTAATAACCCTCCTGTCGGCTCAGTATTCGTTTCTGATTGCTCTCCAAATCATGCATTTGGGCATATCGGCTTTGTAGTAGCAGAACACGCAGACGGAACAGTTACAACCATCGAGCAAAATATAGACGGCAATGCAGACGCTCTTTATAATGGCGGATGGGTTCGGAGAGTACGCAGAAACCTAGATAGTGCAGGGAATTTCAGCTATGTTGATTGGAACGCACCAAGCCAACGTATGGTTGGTTGGTTTGAATTGTCGTTTGACGGTTCAGAAATCGAACAAGGTGGACTTAGCAAAGGCGATTACTTTATCGATGTATCAGCTTACCAGTCAGCAGACTTGTCTAGCATTTGTCAAGCATCGAGAACTAACAATACCATCATCAAGGTAACTGAGGGTATTGGTTGGATTAGCCCAGTAGCCACTCAACAAACCAATACAAGCAACTGCATTGGTTATTACCATTTCGCTCGGTTCGGTGGTGATGTAGCGACAGCGCAAGCTGAAGCTAACTATTTCATCGCTAATCTGCCATCAAGACCTCGCTATTTGGTTTGTGACTATGAAGATGGCGCAAGTGGCAATAAGCAAGCCAATACTAATGCGGTGTTAGCATTTATGGATGTTTGCAAGGCGAACGGGTTCGAGCCTATCTACTATAGTTACAAGCCTTATACATTGGCTAATATCTATGTTGAGCAGATTACTGCTAGATATCCTAATAGCTTATGGATTGCGGCATACCCCGATTACGATGTGCGTCCAGAACCATATTGGGGTGTCTATCCAAGTATGGATCACACCCGTTGGTGGCAATTCACTAGCACTGGTTTGTCTGGTGGGTTAGATAAGAATGTAGTGATTATTGGAAGTGAAGGAAGCAACAAGAAAGAAGAGGAAGAAGATATGAATTTTGTAGTACGTAGCACAAGCGGAAAGCAAGGATATGTCGGAATTGTAAATGGTCGAGTGTTCGGTATTGGTAGCATGGGAACGGTCGATGAATTAAAATCAAACGGGGCCAAGCATTTAAAACTTGACGATGGTGATTTTACACGTTTTCTTGATAGCCAAAGCCGAGATTCAGCGGAAGTGGCAAAAGCTATTAATGAAGCTAGTGCATCAGTCGTTGAAGCAATTGAACAACGTGGACAAGCTACGCAAGGTCAAAACGGAAACTAAAATTAAAATGGAGGTAGACAATTGAGATTAAACTCTACCAATCTTAAACAATTTGAAGGAGGGGCTGTCGTCAAACAAGGCGACTCTGCCTCTCTATTTGGTTATGAGCTACTGGATGAAAACATGCGTCCAATTAGTGATCTAAATGGCAAAAATGCCACAATCAGGATCTTTAACCAAAAAGGAAAGGCTACATTTGAGAGTACAGTAGATAAATCAAAAGTTACTTTTAAAATAAGCAAGCCCCTTCCGATCGGATCCTATCTGGTTGAAGTCGTTTGCGGTGGCTATATCTTCCCAAGTGATCGCTCAACACGTTTAGACGTCACCCGTTCAGCAGACGAATTTATAAGCGAGGAAGTATTATCGCTTGTAAAAAATGATGTTAAAACTGAAATTGACAAGTATATCGCTGAACATCCAAACGGATCACAAACGGAAGAGTTGCCAGACCTAACAGTACTATACAATCTTGCAAAAATTTAGAGAGGAAAAATTATGACTTTAAATACTGAAAAATTAACATCATTTGCTCAAGCTGTCGGTAGCGACATCAAGGAAATTAAAACCACACTTGCAAGCAAAGCCGACAAGTCAGAACTTGGACAAGCTGGAATCACACAACAACAACTAGACACGGCTATCGCTGGTGTCAAGACTGCCATTTTAGGCGATGGAGTACCAGAAGAATTAGATACTTTCAAAGAGATCGCTGACCGTATCGCAAATGGTGCAGGATCAGCAGACCAAGCTATTGTGTCTAAAATGACAGAGCTTGGCCAAAAATTCACTGACCTTGAAAATACTGACTTCGTACAAATCTATACAACGGCTAAAAATACCCTCTAAGGAGGTGCTGAATGGATAAATTAAAGAAAGCTATAGAATCCATTGGTCGTGATATTGGGACGCTTCAAGCCAACCAAGGCGGAGCGTTACAGACTACCAAAGCTTACGAGTTATTTCCGACTTATGCGACATTACAAGCACAGATGACCACCAACATCAAAGAGAAGCACGTAGACCTTGGACTTGATGCACTGATTGACACCAAACTAGCAAACGGCGGTGACCCGTTTGTCACACGCTCAAAACTTCCAACGATTGACACAAGCCAACTTGCGTCAAAAAACGATTTGGAAGAGTTGAAGCGTTCAGTCGGTTCTGGAAGTGGTACAGGCACGGAATTGAAAGGCCAAGGCTTCCCGTACAATCTTAACGCTGACATCGGTACAATTTATACCGATACCACGGCTAAGAACGGAGCAGTGAAGTGGATCAAGAAAACTGCCGGAACTGGCTCTAACGCTTGGTCGGTATTGTTTGGTGATGTCAAATTTAAACCAAGAAACATCAACTCAAATCAAACTAATGCATACGTGGAGTTCAGACGTGTAAATTCCACGGTAGAGGTCGGCTTCGGTGGTCTATCGTGGGGTTGGTTTGGGATCGTGAGACGAGGTGCGCCCAACTACGTTCCGCAAGGTTCAGACAGAGAGCGAAACGTGGTTATCTTAAACGTTCAAGGAATCCCAGTCGGTTTTCGTGCCACTAGCTCAAAACTTGGTATTATGACAAATGACAAGGGGAAACGTTTGGGAACATTTTATTTAGGCGGGCCGGGTGACGGCAACCAGCTACGCTTACAATTCGATGATCCCGTACCTACTGATAGAGATATCGGAGATTTACGATTTACTAATATGTCGTATACCACAGATGACCCGTGGCCAGAGACTATATAATAAGACACACACCCTCCCAATTCGGGAGGGCTTTTTTTATTTTCTGTTTTAATAGACATTTTAAAAATTGTCCGTTGTAACCTCAATCGAATGACTATGTTTTTTTGATTCTGTGCTATAAGCAATGGGTCTTTACATCAAAAAAGTGATGATTAAATAACCATCACTTTTTGTTTTTTAACTGATTGGCGTATTCTGTCATTTTAATTGCGTGTTTCAAACGCATATTCATAATATCAGAAATACCATTCTTATATTTGTCTACTGCTTGGGTGGATAATCCACAATTTTTACTAATAGAATAGGCTGTGGCATTTTCTAGCAGCCATTTAATAGCATTGATATCAACTAACATATTTACCTCACAAAAAACCAAATGATCACTACGATCAACAGAAGCCCTAAAATAAACTCAAGTTTTTCTCTAGCTGTGGTTTTTTTAACATTAAATTTTACTTTCATCATGATACCTGTTATAATTAAAGCAAGCCCCACCAAGGGGCGGATAGTGATTGCTCACTATCCGAATTCGATGTGCCACTCAATGCTTATGATGAACAAGTTGATTTTGACTACTAGCTTATTCGTCTTAGCTTTGATTGGCTTTTTTCTTCGCCTTAACATTTATTTTTCCTTTCTTTAGTTTCCTTGTCTAAGGTTTCCTCCTTAACCTTATGTATATATTATACAACTAAAGTTGTATTAAATCAAGAGATTTTACTAACTTTTTTAAAAAAAATAAAAGATTTTTTCCTATTAAATAGCTTCATTCTATATCTCTTTTATAATTAAGCTTGAACTTTCTTGGAACCTATGCTAAACTAGTAATACAAATGATGAGCCGTGAAAGTTTTAGAAGTCAGTACCTAAAACAGACCCTAAAACCTAAAAACAGCTATATAATTGAGTTTTAGAAACTCCCACCGGCTCCATATTTTTATTCATGGAAGATTACTCAAGAGGCTTAAGAG